ACCATCAGCAATAACAACTCATAGAGCAGCAGTTAGAACAAAAGCCGCAGCTCAAGAAACTCAAATTACAAACGCAAGTGATACACCAGCTTTAGAAACTTTATATACTTATGTAAATACAGCGGATGAAGGAGATCCAGAAGTATTTGAAAGACCATTAGGCGAACTGCCAAGATTGGAGAGTTAATGCCTTTAATACTTGGAACTAACTCCATTAAAGATACTGGTTATGATGTAGACAACTCATGTAGGTTTGATGATGGAAGTTCACCTTATTTAACAGAATCAGTATCTTCTACTTCTAATAGAAGAACATTTACTTTTTCAACTTGGGTTAAAAGAAGTAGTTTAAGTGGTTCTGGTTATCCAAGATTATTTAATCCTTTTACAGATAGTGGTAATTTTTTTGATATTTTCTTTAGAGATACAGATGCTTTACATATTTATTCAGAACAAAGTTCATCTAGTGATATGAGTTTAGTTACAACTAGATTGTTTAGAGATGTTTCTGCTTTTTATAATATAGTAGTAGCAGTTGATACAACACAAGGAACAGCAGCAAATAGAGTTAAAGTTTATATTAATGGAACGCAAGAAACTTCATTTAGTACATCTACCTATCCAGCAGAAGATTTAGATCTCCAAATAAATTTAGATGGCGTAGATAATGTTATAGGTAGAAATGAAGCTGGTGATGATAATTATTTAGATGGGTATTTATCTGAAGTTGTTTTAATAGATGGATTACAATTAGCACCAACATCCTTTGGAGAATTTGATGAAGATAGTCCGACAATTTGGAAACCGATAGATGTATCAGGATTAACATTTGGTACGAATGGTTTTTATTTACCATTTTCTAATAAAGGTAAAATTCATACACTATCTGCTAGTGGTGATGTTCACCATGAAACAGATCAAAAAAAATTTGGAGATACTTCAATATACTTTGATGGTACTGGAGATGCTTTAAGCGTTAATGATATTGGACAATTAACTTTCACAGGAGATTTTACATTTGAATGTTGGATTAGATGTGGAGATCAAGCTGATAATTATGCAACATTTTTTGATGATGATCCAGGAGGTCATCGACTTAGAGTAACGCTTGGTTCATCTTCTTCTTCAACACCCAAACTCTCTGCTTATTCAGGAGTGTGGGATGAACATGTAACTGGAACTACTGATATTGGCGATGATGCATGGCATCATTGTGCAGTTGTAAGAGATAATGGAACAATAAGAATTTTTGTTGATGGAACTTCAGAAAATACTAGAGCAGATTCAGGAGGATTAGTTGATCTTGATCGTACTCATTTAGGTCAGTATAGTTTTGTATCGGCTGGTGGACAATTACCATTTACAGGATATTTAGACGAAATAAGAATTTCAAGTATTGCAAGATATACTAGCAATTTTACACCATCAACATCAGTTTTTTCTGACGATGAACATACAAGACTATTAATACATTCCGATACAACAGATGGGAGCACAACTTTTACAGATTCAAGTGGAGTAGCTGGCGGAATTGGTAATGACGACAGTGGAAATAATAATGATTTTACTTCTTCAAATATTGATACAAATGTTGATCAAGCTACGGATACACCAACGAACTCATTTTGTACTTTTAATAGTATAGCAACTACTAATTCTGTAGGTAACACACTTACTTTTGCAGAAGGAAATTGTAAAATAACAAATACTTCAGATGGTGGGTGGACTCCAGCTATTGGAAATATGGGAGCTACAAATGGAAAATGGTATGCTGAATTTAAAGTTTCTACAATAGGTGGTGCTAGTAAATATGGAATAATAGATGTTACTCAATATCTTGATAACGTTAATTTTGCTTCTACAGGTAGAGCCTATTCCTATGAATATAATTCTGGAGACGCATACAATGCTGGTAATTATGATGCTGATTATGGAGATTCATTTACAACTGATGACATAATTTCCGTAGCAATGGATTTAGATAATATGAAATTATATTTTGCTAAAAATGGTGCATGGCAAGATTCAGGTGATCCTACAAGTGGTGCAACAGGAACTGGAACTCATGCTTATTTTGGTGGAGGTTCTAATAGTGCAAATGCTGCTGGTGTAGATACTTATGCTTTTGCTGCAAATATACATAATAGTTCAGTTACAGAAGCAAACTTTGGCAATCCATCATTTAGTATCTCATCAGGCAACGCAGATGCAAATGGTTATGGCAATTTTGAATACGCAGTACCTAGTGGATATTACGCATTATGTACTAAAAACTTAGCGGAGTTTGGATAATGGCTTATACAACAATAGACAATCCAGAATTATATTTTCAGACAAAGCTCTATACAGGAAATGGAAGTACAAATGCTATCACTTTAGATGGCGATGAAGATATGCAACCAGGTATGATGTGGTTTAAAGATAGAGGAGATACTGAAAGCCATATTTTTGTTGATGCTGTTAGAGGTGCTACAAAAAATCTACATCCTGATCAAAATTGGGCAGAATCTACACAATCAGATAGAGTAACAGCTATTGGAAGTGATGGATTTACTTTAGGTGCTGATGCTAATAATGGAATTAATGAAAGTAGTCATACTTTTGTAGCTTGGTGCTGGAAAGAATCTGCAACTGCTGGGTTTGATATAGTTACCTTTACAGGAACAGGATCAGCAAAAACAGAAGCTCATTCACTATCAGCAGTTCCTCATGTTATGTTAGTGATGAATAGAGACAGTGCCAATAATCTACATCTTTATCACCATAAAAATACATCAGCACCAGAAACAGATTATTTAAACATAAATGCTAATGATGCTACAGATGATGCTGCTACAGTTTGGAATGATACAGTACCAACATCTTCTGTTTTTTCAGTAGGTACTGCTGACACCGTAAATAAAAATACAGATAATATTCTAGCTTATCTATGGAGTGAAAAACAAGGCTTCAGTAAGTTTGGCACATACATAGGAAACGGAAATGCTGATGGACCATTTGTTTTCTGCGGCTTTCGACCAGCGTTTGTTTTGGGAAAAATATACACTGATAGAAATGAATGGTTTATGCTAGACAATAAAAGAGATCCTTTTAATCTTGTTGATAATACTCTTTGGGCAAATGAAAATAATGCTGAAAATAATACTCTTGGTCAGCAAGCAGTAGATTTTTTAAGTAATGGTTTTAAGATAAGAGATAGCGATGGAACTGTTAACTCCTCTGGAAACACATACATCTTCATGGCTTTCGCAGAAGCACCATTCGTAAATTCAAACGGAGTACCTTGTAACGCGAGATAATTATGCTACAAAAAATTAGAATACAACCGGGATTTAATAAGCAGGTCACAGCGACTGGTGGCGAGGGCCAATGGATAGGTGGTGATTATGTTAGATTTAGATATGCCACACCAGAAAAAATAGGGGGTTGGGCTCAATTAGGAGATAATACTCTTACAGGAAGAAACACCGCACTACATCATTTTGTCAACGCGTCAGGAATTAAATACGCTGCCCTTGGTACAAACAGATTTTTATATGTATATTCTGGAGGAGTTTTTTATGACATTACTCCTCTTAAAAGTACAACAACATTAACAAGCGCCTTTACAACAACACAAAGTGATGCAACAGTTACAATTACTTTTGCATCTGCTCATGGTATATCTAAATACGATATTATCCGTTGTGATAATTTTAGCTCTGCTACCAATTCTAATTTTGACGATGATGATTTTGACGACGTAAATTTTATGGTCGCAACGGTTCCAACTTCAACAACGATTACTATTGAAATGGGATCCGTTGAATCTGGATCAGGAGCTAGTACTTCAGGTGGAGTAAGAGTTAAACATTTTTATTCAATAGGACCTGCGGTTGAAGAATCAGCAGCTGGTTGGGGACTTGGTCAATGGGGTGGTACTGTTTCTGGAGAAATTACAGATACACTAGATGGTGCTTTAACAAATGCATCGACAAGTATTGTTCTAGATAATTCTGCATCAATGCCTGCTTCAGGAACAGTCTTAATAGATAGTGAACGAATTGCTTATACTTCAAATACAACAGGTACTAATACTTTATCAGGATTAACAAGAGGATCAGACAATACAACAGCTGCATCGCATTCAGATGGTGCAACGGTTACCGATGCATCGGACTATACGAAATGGGGTGCATCGCAAACTGGAGATATTGTTACAGCCCCTGGTCTATGGTCCCTGGACAATTTTGGAAATAAACTTATTGCAACTATCTTTGATGGTGCAACTTTTGAATGGGATTCAGATGCAACTGGTGCAACATCTACACGGGCAACGATTGTTGCCAATGCACCAACAGCAGCGATACAGACTTTAGTATCTACACCTGACAGGCACTTAGTTTTTATTGGAACAGAAACAACGATTGGAACGACATCAACACAGGACGACATGTACATAAGATGGTCGGATCAGGAGAGCATCAATGCTTCAACTTCATACGCGCCTTCAGCAACCAATACCGCTGGTACACAGAGACTGGCCGACGGAACACGGATCGTTGCAGCGATTAGAGGTCGTGATGCAATTTACATTTGGACAGATACATCTTTATTTATTATGAGATTTGTTGGTGCGCCTTTCGTATTTTCATTTCAACAAGTTGGAACGAACTGTGGATTGATTGGAAAAAATGCAGCTGTTGAGGTTGATGGTTCTGCATACTGGATGTCAGAGAATGGTTTCTTCAGGTACACTGGTAGATTAGAATCATTAGCATGTTTGGTTGAAGACTATGTTTTTGATGATATTAATACAGTTCCTAAACAACATATTTATGCAGGATTAAATAATTTATTTGGTGAAGTTACATGGTTCTATCCAGGTAGTGGTGCTGCATCTAATAATAGATCGGTTACTTATAATTATATGGATTCAACACCGGAGCGACCTGTATGGACTACAAGTTCTTTAGCAAGAAGTACTTGGGCAGACTCACATATATTTGGTAAACCACACGCAACAGAATATGACTCTGATGCTACGAGTGATTCAACTGTTGGTAACACGGATGGTGTTACAATATACTATGAACACGAAACAGGAGTTAATCAAATTAAGGCAGGTTCTTCTACAGCTATTGCTGCAAGTATAGAGTCTGGTGATTTTGATATATCAGCAACACAGGGTGGTGGAGCAGATTTAAGAGGCGATGGTGAGTACATGATGAAAATTAGAAGAGTGCTTCCAGATTTTTTAACTCAAACTGGAGATGCAAGAGTGACATTAAACTTAAAAAATTATCCAACAGATTCACAAGCAAGTTCTTCATTAGGACCCTTTACATCTTCAACAACCACAGATAAAATAGACACACGTGCAAGAGCAAGAGCTATATCTTTAAAGGTTGACAATACAAGTACTGGACAACACTGGAAATTAGGTACTTTTAGATTAGATATACAAGCGGACGGGAGAAGATAATGGCTAGAATTGTACAATCATTAACACAACCACTAGAAAAATACGATCAACAGATTCAACAATCATTTGTTAGGGACGTTGATAGTATAGTACAAAAATTAAACACATCCTTTCAACAGGATTTAAAAGATGAGGCAGAAGCGGAAAGCTTCTTTATGGCATAATGGCTAATACATTTGTAAATAAAAAAGTAGATTTAACGAGCACCAGTGCTACGACTTTGTATACTGTACCATCGGCTACAACAGCTGTTATTAAGTCTATCCTCGTATCTGAAGATTCAGGTAATGCTGATACTATAACAGTGACTATAACTGATACAGATGACGCTGTTTTTAGCCTTTTTAAGACTAAAGCAATATCTGCTAATGCAACAACCGAATTATTATCTGCACCCCTAGTGGTTGCAGAAAGTGAAGTAGTAAAAGTAACCGCAGCAACGGCTAATAGACTACATGTCGTATTGTCTGCGCTCGAAATTAAACCTAGGATCGTTACATCATAGGCTTGATTTATGTGTACAAACAAAGTAATATTATTAACCCAGGTGAAATTCCTGCCTTTAACAAAATAACAGAAAAATTATGGCTATAGATAGAACAGGAATATCATCACTAGACACGGGAGCATCGGACATTACCTATACAGGTGACCAAGGACCTAAATCTCCAGACCAAATGTTAATGGCTTCTGCTGATCCTATGTTAGTAGAAGAATATGATAAATACGTTTTTGAAATGGAAGAACAAGGACTTCAACCAATATCATTTAAAGAATTCGTTCAACAGATTATGTCAGGTATGGCTGATGGCGGAATCGCGAGACTGGGATATAAAGATGGTTACTCGGTTCAAGGTGGAGTTAAGAATTATTTAGGAAATCAAGAAACAGTAAATAATGTTCCAGTTAAATGGCAATCAGGGCCAGATAAACCTGAAACAGAATTAGCTTATATTACAAAAGCAGAAAAAGATTTAATACTTAAAAAAGATTTACACGGATCATTACAAGATGGACCAAACATGGGACCTGGTGGTCTTATGTCTTTAGATAGTGCAGGATCAGGTTATGGTGGACCAGGCCCAGGATCTTCTAGCGGTGGTCAAGGTGGCGGTCAAGGTGGCGGCGGCCCACATTATGATCCAGTAGCAGCGGCACAAGCTCAAGCAGCAGCCGTTGAAGCAGAAAACAGAAGAATTGAAGATTCTAAAAGAATAGCGAATGAAATAGCTGCAGCTAAATTAGAAAACATGGCAAAAAACTATGCAGAGGATTATCAAGATCGTAAAGTTTCAGATGCAATTGTATCAGGTCGAGGAATAGGAGATTATCCAACGGGTATACATGATGTAACAGGTATGCCACAACAACCACCAGGAGGTGGAGATCCAGATATGTATTGGATAGGAGATACAGGAGGAGCAAATATTACTGTACCAGGAGATGAGCAATATCAAACAATATCTCCAAAACCCATAGGAGATTATGAAGACGACAAAATTTTAAGAATAGCAGCAGGTGAAGAGCCTGGTTATAGACCACAAGATGAAAGACCTTTTGGTTTAAGTAAAGAAGAAGCTTTTAGACAAGGTAAGATTACTGAAGATCAATATAAATATTCAGATCCAGTTCTTACATTAGATCGTGGTTTAGATACAGGCACAACTGGACTCGGCGGCGGTGCAGGTGGCGCAGGAACCAATGTACCCGGAACACCTATAGTTCCAGAAGGAATAACAGCAGCAGAATCAGCACAATCTTTTGAAGATGCTAAAGCAGCAGAGATTGCAAAAGTGCAAGCAGCGGCAGCAGGTGGAGCGCCTTTTAAAGATTATTATGTTGGAGGAGATCCAACTACAGAACAAGAAAAATTTATGCAAGAAGCAGGCGCAGCAGCGTCGATGGTGGGTCGTGAAGCATGGCCCGCGGCTTATGGTGGAAGAGTACCAGCAGCTTTCGGTGGCATTATGGATAGTGCAACTGGAAGAAAAGCTTATGGTTTAGGAAGTATTGGAAAAGCACTTGGCAAAGCAGCGAAAGCTGTTGGCAAAGTTTTAAAAAGTCCAGTAGGTATGATGGCTTTAACAGGTTTATTAGGAGGCCAAGCAGGATTGTTTGGACAAGGAGCAAGTTGGAAGAAATTTTTACCTGCGTTAATAGGAGAAAAACCTATTCCTGGATTTCCAGCTGGAAGAGAAGAAGGAACTTTAGGTTGGTTAGGTAAATTAGGTTTAACTAAAGGCAAAGGCTCTATGATGCCAACAGCTTTTGGTGGTATACTAGGTTTATCAGCCGCTCCTTTCCTATTTCAAGGTAAAGAAGAAGGCACGGATTTTGCCAACATGGACTATGGAAAAGGATTAGATCTTCTTGATATAAGAAAAAGAGTTCAAGATAAAAAAGCAACACGAGAAGAGTTTCCATATTTAAATCCAGATCAATATGCAGCTCAAGGCGGAAGAATTGGGTATCAGGATGGACGATCAGTTAGATCAGTAGCTTTAAATCAACTGTATGGAATTATGCCTAAAAGAAAAATGGCTCAAGAAGGAGGGCTTATGGATCTAGGTGGCATGGAAAAAGATTATAGAGAAGAAGGTGGTTTTGTACCTATTGGTGGACAAGAACGAGCAGATGATGTACCAGCAAGATTAAGCAAAAATGAATTTGTATTTACAGCAGATGCAGTCCGTGCGGCAGGCGGAGGAGACATCGACAAAGGCGCTGAAGTAATGGAAAACGTTATGGAAAATTTAGAACAAGGCGGACAAGTATCACAGGAATCTCAAGGATTAGAGGGCGCAAGAAACATGTTCGCTACAGCGCAAAGATTAGAAGGAGTATTATAATGCCAATAAGAGTATTACCTAGAGAAGGACGAAGTCCAAGAGGACAAAGTCCATACGACACAGGACCAGAAAAACCAGGTGCAATAGAAACAACAAAACCTAAGACTGGTGGTCTAGAAGCCCTAGCACGACAAGCATCTATGAGGCCATATGCATTTACAGGTGCTGACTGGACGGACATTGCAAATAAAGCATACACAGCAGGAGATCCATCTAACTGGTTTCAAGAAGAGTATGTAGATCAAAGACCTATACATTATATGCCAGGTGAAGGAGGAAAAGCAGCTGACGAAATAAGATCCAATTATCTAATGGCCGGTATACCAATGTCTGTGGAAATGGCAGACAAAACAGCAATCGGAAATAGAGGAATGGAAGTTAGTAGGTTAATGAAAAAAATAGAAGACTTTGATCCAAATGAATATCAAAAGATTATAGGAGCATGGCAAGAATTAAAAAACAAATTAAGCTCGGGAGAATTTACTGGTTATGAAGATATGGCACCTGCAGAAACAGCAGCTAGAATTATAATGAAAAGATTTAATTTAGCTCAAGGCGGAAGAGCTGGTTTTGCTCAAGGTGGAAGAACGGGCTATCAAGCAGGAACATCTGTTCAACAGATACAACCAGCACAATTTATTCAAGATGTTGGATATGATTATGCTAAACAATTAGCAGCGACAACTGCAGTTCCTTTACAGACTTCACAATTTGCACCAGCCGTTGCTCAACAAACAGGCTTACAACAACAAGCAACTCAAGACGTTACAGCAGGACTTGGCGCTTACCAACCTTATTTAACAGGAGCAGG